GGCAAATTAAAAGACTTTTGAGAAGAGACAGGGAGCTTATCGCGCTCTGTCTTTATTTCCTCAAAAGCCTTTTTATAGGCCTTCTCCTTCTTAGTTCCAGGTGAAACGAGGAGGGGAATACCTTTATACTTGAGGCGAACGTCAGCCCACTTCTTTTTGAGGGGTTCGACGCTAGCCGCAGGTTTCGTCTGGTATTTTCTTACCCAGGCGTTAAAGTTCTTCGCGTTTAAGCCGCCACTCTTGATGCATCGCATGGCTTCATTGAAGTCTGTGATGCCAGCAGTGATGGCCCAACGCGGAACTGGAACCTCAGGGAAGAGCGTCTTCATTTGTATGAAGCGTTCTTCTGAGAGGCGGGTGCGTTCCCGGGGCCCTTCAGGAGCTTTTTGCTCTGTGGGGGGCGCTACCGGCGCATCCTGGACTTCGGTACTATGTTTTGCTCTGACATGGGAACTAAGTGCGTTTGCACTTCGTCCCTTGTACTTGCATCCCTCGCTTTCGCAGGGGAACATAGACTCGGAGTCCGATTCTGAAGCCCATATGTCGACATCGCTGTCATCTTTAATGGGCCGCTTCTCTTTCTTCTTTTTCGGAGGAGGAGAATCAGGAGTTGGGGCCTTGCCTGCCGAAACAGCCTTTTTGGCCGCTTTGGTAGGCGGAGCCTCGACTCCTTCAAATAATACCTGTTCGGGCACCGGCTCTTTACGAGCCGGTGCTGGAACAGCAGCAGTTTGAAGAACTGCCTCCGACGGAGGTGCGGGAGAACGAGCAGGAGACGGCGCCTTTGGCGCACGTACTACTGCTTCGGTCACCCCCTGTAATGCTCGATGGACTAATTTAATCCAGGCGACCAATTCAGGAGAAGCACCTTCCATAGGAGGAGGTTCAGGGATATCTATCCCAACCGAGACTTTGGACTTTCCGAGAGGGAGAAACTCTCCCATCTTTAGATAATTCCAATTGTTCACCATAACAGCGTAAGCTTTCAAGTCGAAAAAAATATTTCGGGCTTGGGGCGACGATGAAGGTGGAGCACGTTCCGATTTGAGAACTTTTTGTTCACTATCGGTAAGTGGTCTCGGTCGTATCGAACCGTCTTTGACGAGAAGATACGAGGGGGGAAGCACAAAGAAAAACCGCTGAAAATTGCGATTTTTAGGTGCTATTCTTCGGAAGCGGTCCAGGAACCACGTCCAGCCTACGATTGAAGCCTTAGAAAAGGCCTTTCGAGCTGTTACCGTGATCGCTGGTAAGCCTCCTAGCGCCGTTGGCGCTACCATTCCAGGAGCATCTTGCTGAAGCCAAGCGTGGATATACCAAGCTTGGTTTTAGACACCAAGATCTTCCGTTGCAACGTTGTTACGCCGCGGAGCATTGAGCGGGCCCTTTGGACCTCCGCTTTCTTTTCCGCGACCAACACAGCGTATTCTTCGTCAGTTGTCTTGTCCTCACGGACAGGTTCAACCTCGAGATGCGCTGGAAAGATAAAAGCCAACTCAGAAGACTCATCGGAAATATTTCCCCATTCGTCCTCTGCTTTGGCAATCGTCTGTTCACCTTGCCTTAGATTTGCCTCGACCGCCATGTTTTCTATATTCATGAGCGTATCAAGGTTCTTTCTTAACTCCTCTTCGGAGTACTGATTTGAGAAAACAGATTCTACGAATCCAAGTTCGGGCGTCATCGCCTTCAAC